ATCTGTTCTCCCCGCTGTACCGGGCCGTCATCAAACAAGTCGTTGATGTCAAGACCGATCGACCCAAGGACTTCGTCAATTGAACAGCCACCGAAGCAGTGCATCAGCACCCGCCCGTCCGACTTAAACCGGATCGCCAGCGAGGGTGACTTGTCGTCATGGGACGGACACCTCGCCGTCCACGATTCTCCCCGTCCCCGCACTTGGGAAAGTCTGCTCAGGATGTCCTTGGGGTTCATATGCCCTCCACGGGGTCTAGATCGACGCAGGAGACGCGAACGGGCGTGGGTTGATACCTGAGTAGCCCCCCGTTAAAAAAACACGTTTTAGAGGCTCTCATAGGACTTTTCTTCCGAAGGGTAAGGCGGTGGTTGCGACCTCGTCATCAAGCCACCGTTTTTGGTTGAGGTAGGTCTGGGGCGCAGGCTCAAATCCCGTTAGCCACTGCGCGGTCCCCTTGAGCCGTGAGACGTGAGACACGATCCGATCAACGTGCTCGTCCATCCCGTTCTTGACCCAAGTCTTGAAGCAGGCTGCCTTGCCTACCTTGCGGGGTGACGTTGGCCAAGTTGACCAGAAGCGGTCGAAGCCCCCGGAAGGGGGTAAGGGGGATATATTCTTATTCTTATTCTGGAAGCCTTCAAGGTTCGCAACACTACTTTCTGACGAACCTTCAAGGTTTCCATCATGGTCCCTTGTTGGTTCATTTAAGGTTCGCGGTGATCTCCTTTTGACGCCTTGTGCGGCACGTTCTGCCGCTTTCTCTGCGGCTGCCTTCGTGCCCTTCAAGTTGCGCTCGATGATGGTTTGATATGCCAACACCTCTTCTTCGACCCTACGGTTTCGGTAACCGGACTCGGTCTTCTCGAAAAATTCACTGAGAACCTGCTCAACAATGTCCTGATCAATCCGTACCCTGCGAGCAACAAGGTTCGTGTCTAACGGGATCGGCTTCTCCGTGAGGTACGCCATGTCAAGTAGCCTGCGGTAGGCAAGATCCTCGGCGTCCGATAGATGGATGGTCTTGATCTGGTACTCGGCCGCGGCAAACTTGTACCACTTCACAGCGCGTCCCCAAAAAGGTCCGGCCGCAGGTGCTTGCGGTGGATGCCTGTGCGCCTCTCAATGTCAATCGCTAACGTCGCCGACGGAACCTCACGGCCCGTAATCAGCAGACTCAACCACGTCTTCGTGATCCCAAGCTCCCGCGCTAAGGCAGTCTTCGCCCCGCGGTGCTTGTCAGAAAAGTACTGTTCAAGTGTCATCGCCCCTCCTTATGAAACTTCATCTTACACGAATTTTCACCGCGAACAAGTTCTTGTAACTTTTTCTTGATGGTGCTAGAGTGCGTTCACTCTTAGGAGGTTCCATGATTGATCCGTTTGAAGCCTTGATGGCCTATCACCGGGCCGAAAATGGGAAAGCCTCCGTGGAGGATTGGAGCCTGCTCGCCAAATCCGGCGTCAGGAGAACAGTGATCTTAGAAACCGTTGGAGTTACATATGAGTTTAATTGCGACAGCAGGAAGCGAATCGACCTTCAAGCCAGTGCCCGAAGGAACCCACCTCGCCCGTTGTTACCGGATCGTTGATCTCGGCACACAAGAGTCCACCTACCTTGGGCAAGTCAAAAACCAGCGCAAGGTGATGATTCAGTTTGAGGTTCACGGCGACGATGAGAACGGGTTTGCCCTGATCACTCGTGCCGGTGAGCCGATGAGCATCAGCAAGAACTACACCCTATCTATCGGAGAGAAGTCGCGCCTGCGTCAGGACTTAGCGTCATGGCGTGGCAAAGCATTCACGCCAGAGGAACTTAAGGGTTTTGAACTCAAGAATCTCTTAGGAGTTTGGGGAATGATCAGTGTGATTAAGACGCCCGGAGCGGACGGCAAAGAGTATTCAAACATCAATGCCATCACCCCGGTGCCTGCGGTAGTCAAGAAGAACGGACTCCCCTCTTACTTCAACGAAGCAAAGATCTTCTCAATCGACAACCCAGATATGGAGTTGTTTGCGACGTTCTCTGACTACCTACGGGCCAAGATCGAAGGGTCACCGGAGTGGCGCGGCCGTAACAAGTCTGTTGCCTACACCGGCGGTGGCGTAGAAGACCTCGACGAAGATCTTCCCTTCTGATGCGACCTCTGTACGAGAGTTCTAAGGATCTCTCTAACGAACTTCGCGTCTCTAACATCCTCAAAGATTGCTGGAACGCGGAGTTTGTGAAGCTACCAATGGCCTACCACGTTGACTGGGCTGTTGTGAGAGGAGAAATCAAAGCCTTCGCAGAGTTCAAGCGCCGTCACAACCCTAAGGATCGTTACCCTACGTTCATGATTTCATTGAACAAATGGATGAACGGAAGGAACATGGGCAAAGAACTTGGGGTGCCATTCCTGATCATCGTGGAGTGGGATGACGGCCTCTATTACTGCGACACGGAAGCAATCGGGCCTACTTACGGTTTTGGAGGAAGGTCAGACAGAGGAGACTCGCAAGATCAGGAGCCGGTTGTTTTCATCAACACAAAAGCGTTTTATAAAGTGAGAAAAAATGCCAGAGAATATTAGAGATTGGGCCGTACTATCGGCATTTGTTATTACTGTCGCCGCCGCGTTAGCCGGTGAACGAGAAATCATGGCGGTTAGTTGCGTGGCAACAATAATCTTAGTCATCACAGGGAAAGGAAAATGATCGTTTCCGAGAAAAAAACAAGTGAGCACTGGTACACAAGAGAAGGTGAGCCGATGTACACCGTTGTAGGAAAGACCGGAGTACGGCCTACAACGCTTCGTGACGCAAGAACGAAGGACCTAGTACCCTCGGTCACTACCATTCTTAACGTAGCCGCAAAACCCGCTCTAATCGCGTGGATGCAGAAGCAGGTACTCATGAGTGCCCTGACTATGCAACGGATCGGTGACGAGCCTGACGCGGCCTACATGGACCGTATTCTCGTTGACTCACGGGAGCTTGCCAAAGCCGCCGCGGACGCAGGTACGGACATCCACAACTCAATCGAGGCGTTCTACTCCGGCAATAAGCCATCGCGCCACTTCGAGCACGTTAAAGCAGTCTCTGACGCCCTGCAGGAGGAGTTCGGAGATCAGGAGTGGGTAGCCGAGAAGTCCTTTGGCCACGAGCTTGGCTTTGGCGGCAAGTGTGATCTCCATTCTTTGGAGGTCGTCGTTGACGTTAAGACAAAGGAGTTCGGGCCATCAGATGACGTTGACGGCTATGACGAGCACCTGATGCAGCTTGCCGCCTACCGGGTAGGTCTGGGAGTACCCGAAGCAAAGTGCGCGAACATCTTTGTATCTCGCACCCACCCCGGCCTGACGGTCATCAAGAACTGGACCGAGGACGAGCTAGTCCGCGGCTGGGAACAGTTCAAGTGCCTGCTCCGTTTTTGGCAACTCAAACACAACTACAAATGAAACCAATATCTGCATTCCAAACCTCTGACGGTGAGATTTTTCCCGATCAGGAAAGCGCTAGTCGTCATGAGTTCTTCCTTGACAACAAGGATTTAGTTGAAGACTTCCTAACGTCAGACGAGAACCCGTACAAAGGATCCGCACACCGCAGCATCGTGCAAGGAAGCATCCTGCGATGGGAACTATGGAGAGCCAAGAATGTTAAGTAAATCCTACCTAACCGACTCCACAATCAAGCAACTCTACTTCTATTGCGACAAGTCTCGTAACCCGAACGGGGTATACGGGTACGTTGACGTGTTGGAATTCGCCCGGATCGTTGAGCAGTTTGTCCTTGCTCAGAGCGAAAAAAAGCCGGTAATCATACCGGCTAAACCCGCTCCTGCGGGGTCTGGGGGAGGAGAGATCCCCAAACTCTTTCAGTCGAAGTAGCCCTGATCCTTCAGATACTCCAAACCAGCAGCGCCAAGCCCGAGCCCGGAACCGATCGCAATGGTTGCCGGGTGAGGGATCAACGACAGAGCGCCACCAGCAACACCAGCGCCCTTCAACGCCATCTTTAGGTAGTCACGCTGCGCGGCTTCCTTGCGCAACTCGTGCTCGATCTCGGCCAGATCTAACCCAGCACCGGCAGCAGCCACCGGGGGTGCAACCCGGCGCATAACCCTCCCAGCACCCTCTACAATTGGCGTGTTCATAAGGCGACGATAAAGATCGGCGACTTGATCCAACGGACCCGGCTTTGGCGGCACATAAGCACGAGCGGGGGCCGCAGGTTGCATCGTAGGTTGAACCACGTCAGCCATCGGCGCAGGACCCATATTAGGCGCTGGCAATGCCGCTGGAGCAGGTAATGCACCCTGCGGGTTTTGAACAAAACGCTCACGAGCGTTGCGAGTGTTGACCATCAAACCACTAGGGAGTTCACGGTACTCCGGGGCAAACTCCCTCAGCGTATTTAAAGCCTCGCGTCGCTTGGTCGTCAGGTCATGAACGCCACCTTCCTGCTTGGTCATATCCAGCGCACGATTGCGTTCAATTTCCCCAAGGCCAAAACGCTGACCGTAGTTTGCAACACCGGTTCCGCCAGCAGGAGTCATTGCCGGGCCACGCGGAGCAACAGCACTTCCGGGCGCAGGCACTGGTCCCGGTGCAGCAGGGGGACGGCTAACCATACTGCCGCTCGGTGCAGCCATAACAACATCAGGAGCCGCTCCTGCGGCTTGCGCAGCAGCCCGAGCCTGTGCGGCCAACCTCGCCTCTTCCTGCATACCCGCAACACGCGCAGAGCGGTTTGCAAGGGCGTTTGAGGCTATTCCTGCGGTAGATGCCACCGTGCCTGTTGCCGCACCAGCGCCACCCATTAGCAAACGAGATGCAGGATCAGCGCCTGATTTATCCATAGCAGGTGATGCAGGTGCTGGCGGTGCGGGAACCTCTACAAACTCACCTTCTTCCGGAGTTTGCGTAACCAACGGGCCTTGAGTTAGTTCCGGAACGCCGCCAGCGTTTGAAATTTCAGTGCGCAATCGATTGAGAACCATCGCCTTCCGATCGCTATCTGGAAGTTGGGACGCCTCTTGGTACTTCTGCTGGAACCTGAGTAAGCGGTACTCAGCAACCTTGTCTTGAAACTCAGGGCTGTCTTTCTTAGATTGGTTGGCAAGGAGCCACGCACCTAACTCTTCAATTTTATCCATCACCGGATCCCTGCTAAAGCGTCAGCACGAGAGACTGTAGAACTTTGCGGTGCCGCGGGTCTTGGTTGCAACTTTGTCTCGCCGCCAATCAATCGCGTCAGACGATCGTGGTAACCGTCAAGCATTTTGTAATATTGATCTGATGACATAAACGCAGCAGCGTCCTGCTTTGAGGTTTGAAATTGCTTGGCCAACTGCCGGTCAAACTGAGCACGAGCAGCCATAATATCCGCCTTCATGCGGATAGTCTCCGGAGTGTCTTGAGGGCCAATCCCGGCGTTGCCAAGTATGTTCTGCTCGTAGTTACTGACCGAACCTTTCATGTACTTGGCACGCTGCAACTGCAACTGCGTAGAGAGTTGTAAGAAGTTGCGGTACTGAGCCTGCTCTTTTGGCGTCATGTTTGCATTGCGCATGACATCCTCAATTGCCGGCATACCAATGCTGGTTGTGCCAACCCGAACAGCGTCCTTAACTAAAGTAGCAATACCTGAAGATACTTTATCGTTGTTTAGAATACCAAACATCTGCTTGGCGTTCGGAAGTTCTGCGTATTTCCTGAATTGGTTGGCAAACGCAATGGTGGCATCCGCTTCCTTGCGGTTTTCGTCAATTTCCTTCCGAGCATTTATTTCTTGCTCGGTGGCCTGCTTCTCTAAAGCGGCCGGACGGATCTCGCCTCTTTCCTGTTTGGCTTTCTGCTCGGCCTTCCTACGATCCTCTTCGAGGCGCAGTTCCATCTCACGCTTTGCCTCTGCGGTCTTTTCCTCTTCCAGAGTCTTGCGCCTTGGCGTTGCTGCGGGAGGAGGAACAGGAGCGGGAGGAACAGGAGAGGAAGGCATCGGAACAGGGTTCTTAATCCCTTCCAACGGCGGAAGTTGCTGCGCCTGTAGAGGAGGAGGAGTCTGTATAGCGCCGACCTGAGTGGGCGACGGTACGCCCGGTGCAGCGGTCGGTCCTGAAGGTACTCGCTGTCCTTCTTGCCTCGGCGGTTGGCTCGGCGCTTGACCCGGCGCAGGAGGGCGTGGAGGGCCGTTAACCGCAAGTTTGGCCAGATCCCAATACGCCGGGCTGCCTGACTGCGCGGTAAAGTCCATGGCGTTCTTAAGACCCCTTGAGACTTTCAAGTTGCCGCCGGGGTAATCGCCAAACGCAGGGATATACGCCTGAACATCCTCCTCACCAAACTTGGGAATCAGTTTGATGTTGCCCGTGTTGCGGTCAAGAATGTACCCGTCCTTCAACTCAATGTTGTCGCGCTGGGCTTTTTGAATGTCAAGTTTTGCGAGGAAAGGATTAGTGTTCCCAGCAGCCTTGTTCTTGGCAATGATTGCCTGAACGTCAACTGGGCTCGGCGGCGCAAACGGGATCTCCACATTGAACATGGAGGACGTTGGCTGCCCTTGCGGTTGATCAGACGGAGGTTGTCCTACAGGCGCACCAGCGGGAGGGGCTCCGGTTGGTGCAGGCTTGGCCCCTACGCCAAACTCTGCCTCAATGGACTTGTAACCCTCACCCGCACGTTTCTGCTGCTCAAGAGCGGCCTTCTGCTGGATGATTGCTAGGTTGCCTTGGGCGTTCTCAATCTCCTGCTTGCCCTGCGACTCCTGCGCAAGACGCAAACGATTGGCGGCGTTACCTAGCGATTCACCAAACGATCCGCTCCTTGTTGGCGCAAGGAAACCCTCAGCCATCGCCAGCATCTGAGGATCAAAAAACTGCCTGTTCCTTGCCTCATACGCTTTCGAGAGCCTTTCCAAAGCAGACTCTGCGCTCTGGATTGCCTCGGGATTGTCCCCGATATACCCCAATCCGCCTTTAGGTTCTGCCATGATATAAACGCCTACCAATTAGTATGAATTATCAACCAAGGCCACCTAATTCGCCGCCTATTTGGCCGCTGCTACTTGAAAAAGACGGAAAATACTTTGAAAAATCAGTGTTGGTAAGACCTTGAAGTCCAGCCCCCAACCAGTTGTAAAGCTGATCACCACTTGATCCTTGTTTTGTTGCCCCCAACATTGATCCAATACCAAGAATCTGCGATAGGTCAGACGTGCCGTAAGAGCCAGCGTCAGGGCCAACGAACTTAACCGTCTGATCCGTTGGCAAGGTGTACCCACGCAGCAGGTCCGAAGCGTTCTTGGCGTTAAGCGCCGGCGCATCAAGAATGCTCTGCTGGTACTTCTGCAACTCTCCGCCGGCCTTCGTTAGAGCGCCAGCACCGGTGAGCCCAAGTGTCTGTTCCTGCTCCGCAAGTTTGCCTTGCGTCTGTGCCGCTTGGTTCTGTAGCTCAGACTGTGCCTTGGCGGCGTTTACAGCGTCTTTGTAGGCCGCGGAGAGTGCGCCGTACTGCTTACCCACCAAGTCCGATTGGAAGTCTGCTGCAGACTGCCCAAGGGCGTTTGCGTACCGTTGACCACCCAGACCTCCAGTCCCAACAAACTGGCCAGCAAGTCCCGGTAGCACATTGCGCTGAAAATTCTGATTGCCTAGCCGGGCCATCTCGTTAACCACTTGGTTCCGATACGGATCCATGTAGTTTTGGATGTTGCCGTAATTAATTCCCAAAGCCGCCTGATCTGCCGTAGTTTGAGCATTAGTCAAACCCGGAACGTAAGACCCGGCGGCCGTCTCAATCTGGTTGTACCCTTTGGTCTGTAGCGGATCCAACCCAGCAACAGACGCGGCCCCGCTTCGGGCTATGTTGGTCGTTGCTGCAGTTCCTAATGCCTTGGCTGTATCGGTGTACCAAGACGGCGCGTTCTGGACCGTCGTCGTGGTCTTGGTAACGTCCGGTAACGGATCACCTTGGGTAAAGGCCATGATTACTTCCTTTTGCTAATGTAATCCAACGGCGACTTGGCCGGTGGCGGCAGTGACTTAGGATGCCCCTTGCGAGCCCGTACTCGGATTGAGTGCATCATCTCATACAACGCATCAGATCCGGCCTTCGTTGAGCCGTTTCCAAGAGCCGCTACAACGTCCGCAGGGATCACAAACTCTCCGTCAGCAAGCATCGCCGGTATGTCATCCGACTGCCCGTCTCCGGCCCCGGTAACGGCGTCACCTCGCCTGAAATCAACCCGCATCTTCCCTGCGTGGTGTACCACATTCAGCCCACCCCCGGCAAACTTTCCATACCGGGTGGTTCCGCCTGCGGCCATCAGCGGAGTCATCAACCCCCCGGCTTTGGCTTGCTGCTCAACTTGATCTGTCTCGTCATCCAAACCAAGAATCTCATTGAGATCAGTTGGTTGACCGTAAGAGTAATGAGAAGACTGCATTAGAGCACCCTCTGGCTGCTGTTGAGGGACATATTCATTTGATTGAACCAGTCTAGAGAACGCCTCAAGCGGACTGACAAATCCAGATTTCCCGCCAATCACAGATGCTGCAAGAGCCCCCGCTGCTGCCGCGCTCGGAGCCGCAGAAGATGCACCAAAAGCAGAGGATCCTTGCTTTGCAGCCGGCGCAACCAACTGCATTGCTTTCTGATTGGCGCTATTGCGATTGGCTTCATCGGCGGCGGCCTGCCTAGCCTCAGCCTCTGCGGTGACTTGAGTTTGTAAATCGGTAACGCCTGATCCCAGTTCTTTTAATGCCGTCTGAGTTGCAGTTTGATAATCTTGACCTTGTTTAACCAATTCGTCAACACGAGCATTAAACTGATCTTGGACGGTATTGATATTTTGCGTTATATCAGTCTTGACATTTGCAATGTTTTGGTTTGTTTGGACTGTTGCATTGTTAATCGCTTGGTTTAAATCTATACCTTGCTGAACCTGCGCCGCAACAATGGCTTGTTGAGATTGAGACAAGGAATCAAACTTGGTCTTTACATCGCTAGAAAGATTGTTGATTTGATTTGAAACATCAGTTTTTATCCCGCCAATTTGTTGAGCAGTAGAGGTAGCAACATTGTTAATTGCCTGATTTAAATCTATGCCTTGTTGAACTTGGGAGGCCACGATGGCCTGTTGGCCTTGAGACAAAGAGTCAAATTTAGTCTTTACATCACTGGAAAGGCTGTTGATTTGATTTGAAACATCAGTCTTTATCCCACCAATTTGTTGGGCAGTAGAGGTAGCAACATTGTTAATTGCTTGATTTAAATCTATGCCCTGTTGAACCTGAGAGGCAACGAGATTCTGCTGGGACTGAGACAAAGAGTCAAATTTAGTTTTAACATCGCTGGAAAGACTATTGATTTGATTTGCAACGTCTGTTTTTATCCCACCAATTTGTTGGGCAGTAGAAGCGGCAACATTGTTAATTGCCTGATTTAAACTAGCTCCTTGCTGAACTTGGGCAGCAACAATGGCTTGTTGACCTTGAGACAAAGAGTCAAATTTAGTTTTAACATCTCCGGAAAGGCTGTTAATTTGATTTGTAAAGTTTGTTTGAGCACCGGAAATTTGCTGTGCCGTAGAAGCAGCAACATTGTTAATTGCCTGATTTAAACTGGCTCCTTGCTGAACTTGTGCGGCAACAATGGCCTGTTGGCCTTGAGACAAAGAGTCAAATTTAGTTTTAACATCCCCGGAAAGGCTGTTAATTTGATTTGTAAAGTTTGTTTGAGCACCGGAAATTTGCTGTGCCGTAGAGCCCAAAACATTGTTTATTGCTTGGTTTACGTCTTGGCCCAATTTGACTTGGGACGAAACCAAGTCTCTTTGCCCTTGGGTAAGAGAGTCAAATTTTGATGCAACATCACCAGAAAGGCCATCAATTTTGGTATTTATGCCATTCATTTGGTCGGACGTTACATTTGAGCCAGTAACCATGTTTGTTCCAGTATTTGTTGCGGCATTCGTTACCGCGTTGGTGTTCGCTCCGTTATTAACAACCGTTGACCCCGCAGCGTTAGTTGCGGCGACATTCGTTGCGGCATTGCCCAATGTATTTGTTGCGGAATTGTTCGCCGCATTGGTTGCAGCATTGACCGTTGAGTTTACTACCGCATTGGTGCCTGCGTTTGCGCCTGTTCCTGCACTTGCAGCCGGGTTTGTTGCCGCGGTTGCGTTTTGATTGGCACTCGGCGTTAAGTTGTTTCCTGTGTTGCTGAGAGTTAATTTTGCCCCAGTAGCAGCATTAGTTGCAACATTCGCCGCAGTGTTGGTATCTGCCCCAACGGCCTTTGCCCCAGTTACTGCGCCGTTAACAGCAGCGTTCGTGTTTCCGCCAGCGTTGACCGCCCCTGTCACTGCACCGTTAACCGCGGCGTCAGTGCTGGCTCCGTTGTTGACTGCCGTGGTTACTGCCGTATTAGTAGCCGCCGCAGGATCAACCCCGCTGTTTATCGCGGTAGCAGCGTTATTTGCTGCCGTATTGGTTGCAGCATTGGTTGCTGCGTTGTTGGCAACTGTCGCTGCGGTATTGGTATCTGCACCAACAGACGCCGCTCCATTTACTGCACCATTAACAGCCGCGTTTGGATTGGCCCCGGTGGTAACTGCCCCAGTTACTGCGCCATTGACCGCCGCGTTAGTGTTGGCTCCGTTGTTGACGGCCGTGGTCACTGCAGCGTTTGTGGCGGCATTTGGGTCCACCCCAGATGTCACCGCGTTGGCTGCGTTGTTAGCAGCGTCATTCGTAACCGCGGCATTTGCAGCGCCGGACGTAAGTGTTAGATCTGCACCAGCCGTATTTCCACCACCAACCGGAGCGGTTGTTGCGGATGTAAGTGTTAGATTGGTATCAGTAGCACCCCCACCACCAACCGGAGCGGTTGTTGCGGCAGCTTTGCCCCCAGTATCCGTAACTGCTGCAACGGCGTTATTCTGACCGCCAAGCGTCTGACTGAGGGCGGTGAGGTTTACCCCGCTGGCGGGGATTCCCATCGACGATAGTACCGACTTGGTGGCATCCAGAGGGCTTGCGCCTGCTTGGATTCTTGCAGCCACCGAGTTGTCAAAAAACGTCTGGGTCGCAAACCTGCTCTCCGTTGCAGCAGCAGCCGGGCTGATAAAACTTGCAAAGGTCACTGGGTTGGCGGTAGACAAAGAACTCATGAATGCTTCAGGAGTTCCTCCGCTCTCCTCAAACCGATTCATGTCTGCGATTGTCACCGGAGTGCCGCCCGGCAACGTGGCAATCACTAGATCGTTGGAAAGCATCGACTGGGGAAGGAATTCCGCAATAGTCGGAGACGACAGCCCAAGATCACGAGAGACAGCCGTCAGAGATCCGAGCGTCTGCTTTGTTCCATTTGCAGTGGTTCCAATCACTGCGTTTGGTTTCAACGTGTTGATATCAATCAGTTTGGTACCTGAGATTGCCTCGCCGAGGGTCACATCATTGCCGTCCTTGGTCTTTCCAATAACTGCACCGAGATCACTTGCAGCAATAATTTTTGCGGTTGTTCCGCCAGCGACCATTGCAGCGGTCCACCCTTGCGCAAGGCACGATTTCAGCGGGAACGGGTCTTTGGTATCTGATGCGTACCAAGACGTAGCACATTGAGTGACAGTCTCAAAAAACTCTCCGGCCCCTTGAGCGCCAATTGCACTACCGTACTTTGCTGCTATACCCTTAACGCCGCCGTTAATGCCTTCAAAAACGGCTTTGAACGTGGCCTTGTCGCCAAGGTACTCAGATGGAATAGTGACCAGCGCATCTATTGCGCCTTTGTAAATACCAATAATTCTGGCTTCATTTGGCGTCTTGCCTTCTTTGAGGGCTTGGGTTTCTGCTTCTTTACCGTTGGCCCCAAATGTCTCTAAACCATCAACTACGGCAGAACCCAAGGCCCTCGCCGCCATAACAGTTGTAACAGGAGCACCAAAGAAAACACGAACCGCAACTCCAGAAGCCAAACCAGCAGCCGTTGGTGCCCCTTCTTGAACAATTTCTTGTCCAGTCTTTGCTACAAATGCAAGCGGATTTTCAAAATATTTTTTTGTTAAAAATGGGACCGCATCCAGAAAATCCATTTTTTGCGCTAATTGATCTGCGTTTTTTAAATTTTCAAGCTGTCTTGTTAGCTCAGGAAAAGTTGTGTTCTTGTCGCCCCACAACTCAATTGCCTTTCCAAGGCCTGCGTATGTCTTATCCAGCGGGGTGCCGGTAAGCATTGAATAGGAGTTTGAAAAATATTGTATCTGTTGCCCTAACCCGCTTGCTCCATATGCAAATATTGACTTTACAAAATCAATCGCAGTATTAAAAAATCCCTTTACGCTGTCCGGTAAGTATCTGCTTCCTTGAATAACAACTGTTTCAAGTTGCGGTCCAACAGCCCTTGCAATTGAATCATCAAGCAACCAATCCCTTGCATCAGACGCAATTTGAGATATAGACCCGGCCTCAGCAATTTGAGGAAGGTTTTTAATATCAAACCGGGCAGGCGTATAGGTCAACGCGCCATTTGCGTCAACACCAATCTTGCTTTGGTCGGTGTTAAGAACCTGACTTTGAGTATCTAAGGTATTTTGTATTCCATTTAGTCTTGTGTTATAACCATTAATTTCAGTGCTTAATTCATTAAACCTTCGCAAGGCAGGTTGGTATGTCTTGTCAAGAGCATCTAACTCCAATTTCAACCCATTGATTTTTGGATCAATGGCTCTGATTGAATCACCCCAGCGATTTGCATTGGGATCGTTTATGTCATAATACTTTGCAAGGTAATCCCTGCGCTCTTCAATACTAGAGTTAATTTGACCAATTAAAGCAGATCGCCTGTCTTGTATTGGCTTGAATTCTTTGTTGTAAAATTCGTTTGCTTCATTAATCTTTCCTTGCGCTTCCCTATCAAGAGCATTGAATTCACCAAGGGTTTTGTTGTATGCCGCAGCGCTCGCCACCCCGATTGGTGAGGTGGTAGTTCCCGATGCTGTGGTTGCGCCAGTTGCAAGTACCGAGGTTGAGCCAATTGTATTGGTGGACTGCGGTTGAGCCTTCACCAAATTCTGGTAATCCGCCTCTCCGATTGGCTGCACCTGACCGTTGTCGTTTACATAGTATCTAACGCCTTGCTTATCGGTGTAAAATTCCGTGCCAAACATTGTGTTCTTGTCTAGCGACGAAAGTTCATCTACGGTTGGCGGTCTGTACGTTGCAGGAACAGTCTTGTTCGGATTGACTAGCGAACCAAGACCGGACATTAAACCGCTCTGAATTGCTGCCTTTTCGTTCCCGGTAGTAACGTAAGTCTGAGCAGCAACCCCAAGGGCCTTGGCCGCATCAGCCCCAAGAGTCCCAATTGTTGCGTTTGATACGCCAGCACCAGCGGCGGCCCCAAGTGCGCCCCTGAGCATATTGGAGACATCAACCTCGCCACCGGTAAGGGCCGTGCTTGTGGCCCCCTGAATGGCCGATGAAAGGTACGAAGCCAACGCAGGGTTTACCCCCGCAGCAGTCAACGCAGCGCCTGCTGTTAGACCTGCAGCAGATCCCCCTACGGTACCCACAAGCGCCGTAGCACCAGCAGAAAATGCAGCGCCCGGATCCCCGGTGGCTAAGTATGTAGAGGCTGTGTTGACTGCTGCCGCACCGATCCCGGTTGCAATAGCGTTAGCGCCGACAGTGATCCCGGTGGCTGCAGATATGCCAGCCGCCATTTCTCCTGCCGCCACAGCACCCGCCAATGCGTCTCCTGCCCCAAGGATGGCGTAACCGGTTTGCCCAGACCAATCAAAAACAAGACTTGCAATGGCCAGAGCCATCATAGCCTCGGCCTTCATGCCCTTCGCCCGAGCGTTGGGCTCCCGAGGTTGATTGAACGTCAGGTTTCCGTCTTTGGTTTTGTCTAGGCCAAAGAAGTAAGTGGCTTTGCCGTCGTCGTAAGTGGCAAACGATTGAGGAATTACTTGACCGGTAGTTTTGTTATACCATTCGTTGACGGTCTGTTCTGGAACTTCTCTAGAGTAAAAAGACTCGTCACTGCCGCCAGACTCGGTGTAAGCAGGGATGACCTTTGGTCTCGACTCAATTTGATTTAGGTCGCTGATCCCGTACTTCTGCGCTAACGTAGCGGCCATCGCCTTTGTTGCTACGTTCTCGGTTCCAATCTGTTTGAGAATGTTTTCAATAGCAGGAACATTTTTTGGATCAATACCCCGGACATCTCCATAATCACCAGAAAGTTCTTGCGCCCTGAGCGCCAACTTTCCCTCTGGAGAATTCCAATACGCTACCCTTGCTTCCGCGTGCGCAGGATCTTCGCGTTGACTTTCTTCGTACTCTCCCTCAAACGATCTTGGGTCGTAAACCATTACTTCTCTCCCGCAAGTTCGCCCATCGTCCCAAGCGCCATTAGGACCATGTAGTTCTTCTCTTCGGGGAGTTCTTGGTCAGTCATGAACCCGGCTTCAATAACCACCTCACGAAACTGCTGGTAAGCCTCGTTGCTGCCGATCGCGTCAACAGCCAACTCACCAAGCCGCTTCATTTCCGCAGCATTTAGGCCGTGCTGCTTCATGAAGTCTTTGGTTTGTTTGATCAGTTCTTTGCTTTCCATCAACCAACGTCCGGGTTTACCGATCCGAGCAGAGCCGCAGCCCAGTCGTACCAGTTGTCAAAGTTGTCAGTGTGCGGGATGGCTTCGTTAGAGAAAACGTCAATTGCATTGATGCCGTTCCCCCAAGTCTTCCAATCCGTAAATTGAGTCGGAATCTCTAACTGCTGCGCCGCGTACTGCTCACACATCAGCGCAGCCCAAGACTCAAACGTATGATACCGAGGATCGTAGACCAGCGCCGGCATCAGTACGGCCTCACATCACCAATCGCTGCGCTTAATAGAAGCCTGCCAAGTTGGTAGTCGCCGCCAACTACGTTTGATCTAAATTGCAACCTCAACTCCCGGCGCTGCTCCCTCATGTCAACCTTGCCGGTGTTTGGTCCAAACGTGTACGGATCAGAATCAACGTCCTGACTCTGAGCAAACGGCCGGCCAGTCACCACCACCGTCATATCCCCAGATTGGATGAAGTCAGGTTCAATCCGCTCTAGCCTCAGCCAACGGTTTTCTCCGACCATCGTTGTTTCAGGAGGACCACCCCCAACCCAGCCAATGTCGCTGGTCTCAAAGTACGAGTCAATCGCAAAGACGTTCTGGCCAACAATTGCATCAGTCCCAACCTCGTGCTGGTACATTGCAATCAAGTCGGGCGGAGTGCTGAACGTCAGATCTTGAGTACCGCTCCCGGAAGCAGCCGTTGAAAGCGTGATGGTCTGGGCATATATTGCCGTAACCGGGATAGAGAACCCTGCGCCGGTCCCGCCAAGGTTGGTATTGGACGCGCTCAGAGTGTTACCAATCACATAGCCAGCCCCGCGCAGGGTGATCGTTACCGTAGTCACCGCCCCGCCAGAAACAACCACCGTAGCCGTCGCGTTGGCCCCGCTTCCGCCAGTTAATGGTACGTTGGTGTACGTCCCATTGGTGTAGCCAGACCCGCCGGTAACCGCTCCCAGCGTCTGAATTGCGCTCGACGTTACGGCACTGACCGTTGACCCCGTGACGATGTTGGTGCCAGACACAACCTGCCCAATCTCAACCTGAGTGTTGAACGTCGCAAGATTGATGTACACGCTTGCATTCACCGTGGTCATCGACTGCGTGAAGACCGCTACCGCGTCAGTGACATCCCACCCAGCCATTACCGGATGAGCCAAAACCTGCGAGAAGTACCCTGCAGACCTACGCGCTCCCAAAGCCTCGCCAGCGTCGTACCAGACGTTCTCGCGCACGTTGTAGATGATGGCGTCCGTACATTCAGTTGCATCACCGCGGGGGTAAAACCACCAGATCTCTCCGTAACGCGGAATCTTTGTTACCCAAACTTTCTGGCGCTGGTTGTAGTTCAGGTTGTCAAAAAAGTAATTCTGATTGAACGTATTCGGAATCTCTTTGACCGTGCCGTTGTAGAGCAGGAATCGGTCAACGCCGCACCAGTAGTAGACTCCGTCATACTCAATTGCGGATTGGCTTGATAGGATCGACGATTGACTCGAAATGATGTCATAACGCCAGTATTGAGGTGGGTTTCCAGTACCACCGATATACGACACGCGAATTAGACTATCAAGGCTCCAGAACAGCCCAGAAGGAGCGTTTGAGCCGCCCCTGACGGGCAACCCTTGGACGATCTTTCCTGTGGCCACGTTGACCTCATTGGCGTCCGTAGAGACCCAATCCTGCGCATTCCCTGCAGCGCAGTTCCTAATCAATCCGTTGTTACCGTAAACGAAAACGTAAGGGTGCAGAGTAACCACGCCACCAGATACCGACACGTTGTTGTTGAACGTCAGCGTTGAGATCCCGCTCGTGGTAGCGGCCGCAGACAACGTCACCTTCTGATAGTTACCAATCGTAAACACCAATCCAGTCGTCGTTCCCGCAGTCGTTACAATCGCGGCCCCGCCAGACGTAGCCGACAATTGAAACGTCGTTGAGAAGTTGGTGGCGATGATGTAGTACGTTACGCCGGACGTGATGCCCGTAGCAGTACCAGTATTAGTTCCGGTGACCGAAACCGTTTGCCCAACAAATAAACCTGACGTGCTCGTACAAGAACACTGACCCGCAATCCCCGTCACCGCAACCGCGGCCAATGCGCCGTTAGCCAGCGCTACAGACGATACCGTTGTGCTGGCCGGAATGCCCGTTCCCGTAACCGACTGCCCAGCACCAATCAGAGCATTGGTCGTTGGAATGGTGACCTCGGTCGTGCTATTCAGGTACGAAGTTGTGTTTTGAAATGTCCCAATCTGAAAAAACGTCGTGCCGTTGATGTCACCAATCCGCACCGGCGTGTTGGTAATTGCGTCAATCTGCGCAAGGTTCTGTCCGGGGTGCGCTAGAACCGAAGCAACCCCAGATCCGCCCACGTCGTAGAAACCATCAAACTGCCAAAGGTTTAAGTCGCTGGAGGTGAAGTTGCTTAAGGTGTAGTTGGTTACCCCCGCTCCCACCCCGTTGTTGTCAACCGAAAGCGACTGCAAGCCGTTGTTGTACCCACTGAAGATCTGGTTGAACCCGTTGTTCGGATTCACCCAAACCCCTCGGGATGGCCCAGTCAATTGGTCAGATATGGCTGCATATCCGCCAACCTTCCGGGGCCGGCCACGTTGAAACCGAACCCAGCGGCCTCCGGTGTAAAAGTCTTTGTCAAACGTAGTGCCGTCGCGCTGGACGCCGGGCTTTGTGTCTAACTGAAAAACCTTAGCGGTCATTAAAAAGTACCGCTTTGGATGCCGTTAGCATCAAGCCAGAACTTTTGTGTCCCAAGAATTGATATCCCAAACACACCAGATGTCGGCCTAAAGATTCCCGTCGTACCTTCTGAGGAAAAGCTCAAGGAAGGCGCTCCAGCCGATCCGTTAGCCAAGGCAAGGGTGACTGCACCGGCGGCGATCGTTGATGCGTTGTAGAGGTTCACAGAGTCGCACAACAAGATCACCTGCTGTCCTGCAGGCACAATCGCCGTCGCCCCGCCAGCAACTCCCGTCTGAAACGTAATGGTGTACGCGCCAGTCGTTTGGTTGGTGATGTAGTAAACCTGAATCGTCTGCGGTAGGTTCACTATTACGTTGCCGGTCAACGTCCCGGTGTACTTCTGAATGACGTTGGCTGCTTCCGCTGAAGTCAACGTATAAGGCGATCCTGCAAGCGTCACCGCCTTAGTCAACTGCGTGAAGTTGAACTGCGTGCTCTTACCAAGGCCCACAGAGTAGAACGCCGTCCCTGAACTTGAGATCAAGCACGAGTCAGATGGCTGCAGATCGAGCGACGCCGATCCGTTGATCAACCCCCCGCTCGGCGTTACAGCAAGCGTTCCTGTGCCGCCGTTGCGAACCAAAAAGAACCAGTCGTTACCGAGAGTGGAGGCCGACGTAAGTGTGAGCGTCCCTGCTCCGCCCGTCCAAACGTAAGTGTTGGCACGATCGGCAGCCACCGCAATGTAGTTTGATGAGAACGTCGTTACCGGCTGTGACTGGTTCAGTGTGTTGCCAATCGCCGTCAGGCCGTATCCAGCGAGCGTTGCAGCATTGGAGTTGGTCGTTGTCGCGCCGAACGCTATGACGCCCCATGTCCCCGTTGTGTTGGCGTTTGACGTGATAAATATGTACTGCGCACTTCCGCCCGTAGAAGGGATTGAGACGATCGTGCTGGCCCCGCCAAAAGACTTGACGGTCAGCGTCACTCCACCGGTGTTGTAGATCAGCGCGTCTTGACCTACCGACGCCTGATTTGCCGGTGGCATCCACAATTCATACGCCGTGCTGGTCGTGCTGACCTGCATCACCCTCGCGGCGACGTAATCTGTGTCGTTACCGTTTAAGGGCCACTCAAGCTGAATGGTCCCTGTGGTAGACGTTAGCGCGTAAGAGACATAGGAAACGTCAGTCGGCTGAATGACGTTACCGGTGAACGGGCTGTTGTAACTCATGAGTCTTTCACCAAGGTTTGACGATCACCAACCCGCGTCAGATCCTCTTCCTTGAGCAATGCAATCGACTTGTCGTACATCGACTGCCATACCGGAATTCTTTCATCATTCTTCAAGAACGGCATAGCCTGCAGCAAAGACCCGTAAAGCAGTGCCTGCGGAGCGTACTGCGTGAACCAGTTGGACTGATTGGCCGAATCTAACGGCTGATTGCGCTCGTAATACAGCACCTGAAACGAGTACGCCGCGGCAGGGGTTGGAGCCACGAGCCAGTGGGTGTAATCGTAATCGCAATAGAACGCAGGCAGTCCAGTCTGAGTGTCGTCTGGCCAATACTCTCGTAGGTACTCGTACTTGCGAAGGAACACTGGGTAGCGCTCGCCACCCGTCGTGACGTTAAACGATACAGTCTTTCTCCATCTTGCAGGCTTGTCCAACACAGGATCGTTTGCCGTCATGGTCCCATCAGCGACCGTCAAGTTACCAAGGAACTTAATCTCAGACGCAATGACTTGCTCCGCAAACATAATGAACTGCGGGATCTTGTCTAGCGTGGCCTGATCATTACGCTCAAGGTAAGTGGCAATGTCATCAACCAGTGACGAATACGTCATTACTGCCGCGACAGTCATTTCGATGCTACCCCTTTGGATTTCTCAAAAGACCTCATGCCGCCAAACCCAAGCAAACCCGCAAGAAGCGTCATGAGTTGCTCAACGTCTAAGTCAGGCGGAGCGTGCAATTCTTTTGGGATTATATCGACTCCCTGACCGAAAGCCCAGAGCCATTGCATTAGGGGGTAGCCAAGAAATTGGTAAGCCAGACCCAGAACCCCAATCCAACCCACAGCAGGACGCCAACCACTGACAAATAGGCTAGATGAACCGGCCTCAATCTTATTGATCTCAACCTGTGCAAGATCCGTGGCTTGGTCAATCCTCTTCTCTTCCAAGTCCAGTTTCCGGTTCTCCAGATCCATCTGGAGCCTTTCTTTGTCCGTTGTAATGAGCGAATCCGCAACCTTGCCAACGCCTTCAATTATCGACCCTATACCGATCAAATCCATTACTTGAGTCCTTGCAAGGTACGGTTGATCCAGCCGAGAAGGAATTTAGATTGCCCTCGGTCCTTGTTACAGATCTGCGCGTACCGGCTTATCTTTGCTAACGCATAGGCTGGCAGAAACTTTTCTGGCGTACAAATGTTTAACCGTTCGACGGTTTTTGGGCCGATTGCTCCGTCTGGGGTAACGCCGACAATGAGTTGGGCGAGCTTGGCTGCGACGCCGACTCCGGTGTTGACGGAGAAGTTGAAAATTGTCTCGGCAATAGCTTGGTTCGTAAGCTCATCACCTCGGACATGATCCCAGAAATTAAGTTTGTAAAACTCACGAACCAAAGGAGTAGCCGATCCAAAATCCTTGCGATCAATGAACTGCCATCCTGACCAGTCTGGATTTGGCTTTCGTGCGATTCCTGCATACGTTTGTCCTCCACGGTCACCCGGAATGTCGGTTAATTGGTATCCACCTTCGTCGTGGATCATCTTCTCAAACGCTGGATTGAAATCAGCCATTACTTTTTCATCCGTTCTTCAAGAATCACAATCCGTTCACGATTGATGTGAATCAGTTCCCGGTTCTCATTGATCTGCTTTTCCAGATCCTGCCTGAGTTTTTCACGCGCCAATTCAGCACCTGAGTTAGCTGCCTGCTTATTGTCTGACGTAACAACCAAACTGATCTTGGCGTTAAGCACCGTAACATCGTGCGTGATCTTGTCCAATGCGGACATCAAATACACAACGCAAGTAAAAAGAATTGGAAGCACGGCAAACGCAGTCTTTTCAATCAACTGACTTTTGGCTTCCAATTTCTCAGACATCAATGCACCTTCATGATCATTGTTAAGAGCAACATAATAATTGCTCCTCCACCGGTAATGAGGATCTGCTCTAAGCGTTTGATCCTTGCGTGAACACCCTTCATCTCACGCTCTATACCCTCGTATCGGACGGCACAAACGTCCACATGGGCATCAATCTTGTGGTCTACGTCCGATAGGGTAGCCATTGCAATCAGCTCTCTTCGGGCTTTTGAGCAGACTCCACTTCTTTCTGGATAGCCTGAATCAATTGAAATACCTGAGCGTAGGGCTGATTACCAAGGTACTGAATAATTGCATTCAGAAGGGCGATAGATACGGTTGCGTTTTCCATTTAGTTAGTCCAAGGAAGTTTTGGTGAAACGACAGGGGGGTTAATCTGATTGTCAATCTGCGCCTGCACAGCGGCTTCAGCAGAGTCTTTGTCTACACCGCCAGCCCAGATCCAACCAAGCACTTGGTCTTGCGTGAGTTGGTCATAAGGCGTGTAGGGCGTACCAGCTACATAGGTAACTGAGCAGGTCGAGTATACCGAGCCGTTGTAAGTGCCGTCTGTACCGGAGCAGGTCCAGTGGCAACAAAAAACAACATCAGATTGGCCCTCGGCTTGAGGGTAACAATTCATTTGAGTAATAGACCATTCAAAAGTAGTTGCCATTTTCAATCCTATTAAATTCTGGCGTGGTCGCCGTGGTAAAGAAGTCTGGCTTCATCAGCCACCAGACACGCAAGTTCAAAATCATCAAACACACCAAGGTGCTTTACTTTGTTTTGGAACTGTACTCTAGCCATCCATTTTTGACAGGGCTTGCTCCAAGCAACACCTTTGTGCCCAGACGTACTGTCTGAACGCAATTTTGAGTTACACGCATTAAACGATTTATTAGAAGCACGCAAATTCTCAATTCTATTATTGTTTGTGTCTCCGTCAATATGGTCAATGATTTTTGGTATATATCCAAAGTACATCAAAAACACAATTTGATGTACATAAATTCGTTTTTTATTAATAGTGATTTTTTTGTAGCCATGCCCTGTCTTGGTTCCAGCCTCCAAACCAACTCCAGATTTGCGATGCCGTTTGCTTCGTTGTTTCCAAAACAATACCCCGTCCTTATGCTCAAATAGCAGACGCGCTTCTTCTTGTGTTAAGGCCATTATTTGGCCTCCAGTTGGGCGATACGGATACGAAGAGATTGGATTTCTTTGACAAGCATTGGGACCAGTTTGGAGTAGTCCACAGCCATCATTTCATCAGGGTCTGCGGGTTGGTGTACGGCTTCTGGTGCAACAGTCACAAGCTCTTGAGCTACAAAACCATAACGCTGGTGCGATCCGTCAGACTTCCAATCAAACTTACGAACTTGCAAAGAGTCAATTAAATTAGATGCAGATTCAGCGTCTTGGATGTTTTCTTTCAGGCGTCGGTCAGAGGTGACATTGTAAGATGTTGTTGTTCCATTTGATGTTATAGAACCGTGTGAGGTTCCAGCATCGCTAAAAACCATGTGGAAATAAGTGCCTCCATTCGACACAGCGTAAGAAGCAAAACAATACCCACCGGCAGCAGTTTGATATCCCCCAATAGCATTAGTTCCTGAGGAATAAACCAAAAGATTTTGCGCTTGACCTGAAATGTTTGATGAACTTGTTCCAGCAATTAGCAACCTCCCACTCCCATCCAGCGTCATCGCCTGTGTGAATGTAATTGCATTACCTGCTGTGCCGGAGGGGGCGTTAAAAAAGCGGTACTCTCCAGATACCTGCATCAACTGCGTTGCCGCTGCGGTTGCGATGTATCTTCCATTTGTGCCGTCAACGTAGTAGTTGTTGCCGAACGATGCTCTTCCGTCGCTGGTATTGCTGTGCATTACTGCGCGAAAAACTTGCAGTGCAGGCCATCCACTCCCCCAAGCACTCGGCGTAACCCCCAGACCAAGGTTGCCGGAGGGATCAAGTGTCATCCGTGTGGTAAGCGAACCTGCGTTTGGTCTAGTTTGAAACAGGAGTTCACCTGCATCATTTGCGCCTACGGAATCACTTCTGATAGAAGCGTTCACCGTTCCAGTATTGCGCTTAAAATCTATCCCTGCGAAGTTTCCAGAAGCGGTATTGCCAGTAATAGTGACAATTGAATCGCCAGCGTTTAATACTTCCAGCTTGCTGCTTGGCGAACTCGTCCCAATACCCAGCCCCGTGCTGGTCAGGCGCATTTGTTCGGCTGAGTTTGTGTAAAAACCAATTGTTCCGTTAGTAATGTTTTGCACCCGCAACTCAGAAGGAAGCGCAAGAATTCGGGATTCCAATATGTTGTTTACTTTGTAATCAGTAAAAGCACCCGATGCTCCACCGTTAATGTTTACGCTTGTAAATCCAGCAATAGCGTTGACCGCGCCGCCAACACCCAGATTCGTCCCATCAAACGTCAGCGCAGACCCAGTGGTCAGAGCACTTGACGAGCTTGCGTAGACAACACCGTTTGCAGTGAATGATGTAAGTCCGGTCCCGCCGTAAGTTGTGCCGAGTGCATTTGTCAGGTTCAGCGTGTTTGCGGTGAGCGTCGTGCCGTTGAACGTCAGGTTTGCCGAGCCTGCTAAAGCACCCGAGTTGTTGTACTGAACCTGAGTGTTTGACCCGCCGATCGTTCCCGCGCCTTTCGTTGCCAATACCTGAACAGTGCCGCCATTATCCTTGTAAAACAACTTTCCATCGGTGATGTTGATTGCTAACTCACCGTTAACTAAATTAGTGTTAACAGGAACAGCCGCCGCTGTTGTGCTGTAGTAAAGCGAGATTGGTGTGTAATTAGTCTGTGCCATGATTTACCTCAGAAAGTCCCGCCGGTGACGCCAAATGCAGTCCCGGTCCCGCCTCGATTGGTTGCAACAATCACCCCGTTCCACGTCGCCGATGTGATAGATCCGGGATAATCAAGTGTATTCGTTGACCAAGACACGTTTGAAGGCGTTTGATCGTGACGGTCCCAAGTCCCCGCCGCCGTTCCGTTTGCTAACAACACAACCGTCACGTAACCACCAGAAGGAACTGATACAACTAACGTGTTTGAGTTGTTGTTAACAGTGATCGCGCCAGAACTCTGATTGTTGTTGAACGAAAATATTGTCCCCAACGGCAACGTCGTTGCATCCGGCAACTTAATAATCTGACCACCAGATCCAGTAACCAAATGAACCGGCGTTGACGCAACCGTTAACGTGACCAAAGTCCCAGACGCTGCTACACTCGTAAATCCGTTGAAGTACGCATTCGCAGTAATATTGTTGTTCGCGTCCTTAACAACAATACCGCTACTCGCGTTTGTCGCATTACCAAGCGCCGTCGCAACGCCTGTGCCTAATCCAGTGATAGAACCAACCGCCGGCGTAACCGTTGTATTTCCGGCCGCAGTCAGTTGACCCTGCGGATTAACAGAAAACGTCCCCACTTGCGTCGCTGAACCGTAAGAGTTCGCGCTCACGCCAGTGCTTGCAATTGCAATCGTTACCGGAACAGACCCGTTGTAAGAGGTCCCACTTAACCCAGTGCCAATCGTAAGAGCGCCGCTAGATGTCGCAGTAACCGTTACAGATCCGCCTAAAGAAACAGACGATCCGTTGATTGTGATCGCACTATTAGTTAAGCCAGCATTCGGGATCGTCGCCACAGCAGTAAAGGCGCTCGTTCCATTCCCGACCAGATACCCGGTCAGTGTATTCGCCCCACTACCGCCGTTCGCAACATTCAATGTACCACTAAGTGTGATAGCTCCGGACTGCGCAGAACTAGGCAGAAGGCCCGTTGTGCCGCCGCTGAAGGTGCTAACCCCACCCGCGGTCGTGAACTGCCTCCACGCCCCCGAAGAGTACCCGTCAAAGGTCTGTGAGTCGGTGTTGAACCGAATCTGACCATTAGTTCCAGATGGCTGTTGTGCAGTCGTTCCAGAAGGCAACAAAGCCCCGCCGGTTCCGGGCAATGTCGGATTTGACGAAATTGCAATTGTCGGGTTTCCAGATACCCCACTGCCGTTGGTCACATCAATTTGGTTGGCCGTACCAGCAATCGTGCGCCCTACAACCGTTGTGGCATCTGTTTTGGTCTGAATCCCTACACTGGCGTTAACTAACGAAAGCAAAGCCCCTGTAGGGCTAATATTGAGCACCCCCTGCGGACTGCTGGCCGACAATGTTAATCCATTGATTGCGCCAAGATACCGGCTGTTGGGTAGCGTTGCCTCTTGAAAAAGCGTGATAAACGTCTGCGTTTGACTCGGCGCTGACGCTATGGCTGCGGTCGTTGTCCGGACAGTTTGACCGTTTTGGACAATCGGAACAGACTCGTTTCCAGTAATGACACCGGCCGCAGGAAGTTGATTGATCGTGACTTGTGCTGACATTACTCTTGGCTCGGTGGATATGGCGCAATTGTATCCAAATTGCCGTTAGTCGTAGGCACTTGCGAGTTGCCCTCCAACGAAATCTGGAACTGATTGCTACCCTCGGTCATTAGGTAATCATCGTTTGCGGCCACACTCACATCCGGACGCGGGAATCTAATCGTAATCCGCTCAGTCTTCCTTGCGGGTAACCGATACGGATCAAACTGGTCAGCGCAACCAGTATCGCAAACCTGCAGCCCCGGAAAGTTTGGATCTGACCTCAACACAGAATGTGGATACTTGAGACGACACCGGTCACAGATTGCAATCGCAATGTCAGAGTAACCACGAGTGTCTAGAAAGCGTGGCATTGCTAGGACGTGTAGGGGCTAATATTCGGAGCCATGTAAATTGGCGACCGATCGCGCTCTTCAGCCTCCGCAAGACCTAGATACTTCTCGGCCTGCGCCTCAAGGTATTGAATGCGATCTAATCCAACTCCCGGCAACTCTAGGCTCATACGGTGAGCTAACATCATCACCGTAGCCTCATACCACCTCTGAGGAACTTCCAACTCATTAGTTAACGCACCAACATCATCGATCTGACGCGAGTACCAAACCGTCATCTGTACGAACGGATCGCTTGGAACCGGCCACAAGTAAATCTTGCTCTGCGGGATTGTGCGATTGAACCAAAACTGGAACGGCTGGTTAGCCGTAAAGTTCTTGTTCGGAAGGTTTGTGTAATCGTCCCTGTTGAGACGAGCCATCGTGATCTCAGTAGAGTTATTCCCAAAGAACAACTCACGCAAACTCAACGTGCCAGAGATGGCTCGGATGCGGTAGTAGGGAACCGTGAACCCCGGATCAATGTCGTACCATAGCCACTCGTTGTCAACCCAGACGGTTGGCCCCGGTGCAGAGATGGTCTTCCACGTAGTTCCGTCAGGGGAACACTCAAATACCACATTGAACGTGCCAGAAACGCCCGGTAGGATGCCGATTGACCCGATATAGACTGCAGATCCATAGTTAACCGAAATATTCCCTGCCGCAGAAGTCTGCGTACAGATTGTGTCTGTGTTGCCGTCAAAGGCATTCGCCACCACTCCGCCGGCGCTGCTTGAGTACGCTCCCGACGGCCTTGCCATCTTCCTGTATAGCGCTTGCAATACGTCGTTTCCGCCAACAGGAAGGTCGTAAATGTACTGGTCCGCCTTCAGGCCGTACACCTTCTTTTCGATTGCCCAATACTGGATACCAATGTTGATGAGGTTGGACAACAGAAAGAACAGCGACTCACGAGCAGACGTTACCTGCTCCGACGTTAGCTCTTCCGCAAGTTTACCGGCCCGACGCGCTCCGTGGTCGATCAACTTCATTACGCTGATGACCGTTGTGCCGACTGTGTTTGAATAAGCCATTTACCAACCCGATGGACAGTTCCAACGTTTCATTGAGGCCCTAGCACGGCTTCCTTTCTCGCTCTTTGCCGCAACCGGACCCATCCGAGCACAGAACGAATCGCGCCTTGCTCCCCCTTCGGGCTGCGGCGCTTTAAGATTAGATCCAGTCTCACTATTATACTTTGCCCTACCCTTTGCCGTAAGTCCCGCGCCCTGATCCGCAGGCAATTTCTCACCTCGGCCGATCGCTAAACTTGGGCCGCCATCCTTCATCTTTGCGGTCTTTGCTGATTCCTTGAAGGCTTCAGCAGTAGGAGAGCCCGGAGAGCCGGGTTTGCGCATCTTCTCGCCGCTACCCTCGGCTATCCGTTGACGTTTGGCGTGAATTGCTGCGTACAACCCGCCTTCTTTGGCCGTAAATTCCTTGCCAATCTTGACAGGAATGCCAACCTTCTTTGCAAACTTTGGGCTATGCGCCACAGCCTGCATCAACCGTTTCTGCGCTGGGGATTTAGATGGCATTTTGATTTGGCCAAGTAATGTTGAATGGATCAGCCTGAGTTGTGATGTCCCGCAACGCTTGGCGGTAGGTTGCCCATGCGGTTTTGTCAACCGGAGAGTCTGCTACCTGCGTCCAGTCGGTGTCTTTGAGCATCTGGTTGCGCTGGGTACGGATTACTTGCCACTGTGTCACTACGCGCTGGTCAAGCTCCTCTTGGGTAAGTGGCTCTACGTCAACCAAGCAGCACATCCCGTCATACAGGTGAGGTGCCGCAGACACTAACTTCTCTGTTGCGTGGTCGTAGGGTTTCCACACCGTGATGACGTAATAGCCCTCGGACTTGATCCAATCCACAGACGGCCCACGCTCACCGAAGGAGGTGTTAGGAAAAAACTCAGTGTGGTCTTTGATGATGAGGTCTTGGTTAGCAATTTGCATGGTTACCTCGTTGGGAATGCTGCGGTTGGGATAGGAGTGGCGGCACGGGCAACACCCTTAGTAACTCGGAAATCTTGAATATAACCGGACAAAAAATCACTGCCTGAAAAATTTGCCCCAACTCTTGCTCCAGATGTTGAAGGTGCTAAGTAGTTGTTAGAGTCGGAGTAGCTGCCACCAGATTGCGTACCGTTAATAAAAAACTGAGTAGTGCCGCTGCTTCTACGCAAAGACATAAAAGTCCAAACGCCTGTTGATGGTTGAACGCTGGTAATTACAGTGTTTGATCCAACATAATAATTTATGACTCCATTGTTGAGATAAAGCAATGGATATATACCTGCCGCAGCCCTTCCGTCATATAGAGTCTGAAACCCAGTGTTGCTCGTAAAGTAAACCCAAAACTCAATTGTAAAGTCCCCGGTTCCAAAAGTTAAACTTTGTGGAGAACCCGCGCTGACACTGAGATAATCGCCCGTCCCATCAAACCTTATGCTTGTTGGAGGCCACTTAGCAGTAATTGCAGTGCTAACCTGAGCATCCCCAACCGTCGTTATCACGTTCTGCACGGCGGCGTCGTAGATTCCTGCGTTGGCCATGTTGAGCAGGAGACTAGTGTTTGAAGCCGCAAAACTTGTATTGACGTTTGTGGTGCTTTGGTAGCTTGCTGCGCTGGCCGGTCCTGTCGTGGCTAACGGTGCAAGCGTGGGTGGGGTAAATGCCCCGGTGTAGACTGCGGTGCCTTTGACAATGCGAAGGTTGGAAATTAAACCCGGAAATGGTGACGTTCCTCCACCACCAGAAGGCGTCCCCCCAAATCCTGTTGCGGAATTGTCAACTCCGTAATTGCTAGAATCCGAAACAGAAGTTGAGACAACACCGTTTACAAAAAAACGAGTTGTTCCAGATGCCCTGCATATTGCAATGTGCGTCCAAGTTTTTGCGGTTATTGCCGAATTTGCATTAAGGACTAAGGAGTTTCCGGAATAAACCTGAATTCCTCCGGATGTACTTCGGTTAACGTACCAACCCAAACCGCCATTTGATCCATTGTTGTAATTTGAAATAATTGATGCAATACTTGTATTAACCGCATCCAAGTAAATCCATGCTTCCGCTGTGAAATCTCCGTTTCCAAAATTCACTATGTTGCTGCTAGCCGCCGTCAAATAATCCGTACTACCATTAAAGTACCCGCTCCCACCATACAGCGCAGTGGTGTACGATGCCGTTGGGGAGAACGGCTGGAATGCTTGGACGGTTGGGGCTCCGTTGACCGTGATTGTTTTTGCGGTTGTAGCAGTGTTGGCGTCAATAAACCTGTTACTGTAACAAGTTAAAAGCTGAGTGTTGGCTAGAGAAGTAGTAAGCGGAGAAGTAGAAGGAGTAAATGTTGTGCCGTTAGGATACAAACAAGTTCCGTTTACAAGCCTAAAGTTTGATATGTATCCCAAAAAAGTCCAAACTGTAGATTCTCCGGGCCGCGCAACGGAAAAATTAGAAGCGGAGTTGTTTAAAGTTAATCCAGTTACAGCTACTGTCCCGTATTGAACGCCGTTAATATAAAGGCGAACTGTGTTCCCATCTCTGGTAGCAACTACGTGTGCCCACTGATTATAAGGGACGTTTATTGAGGTTGAAGCCGTATAAGCAGTGGAACCAGAGTACACTTCAACAAAAAGTTGATTTGTACTGTTTAGATAAAATATAAAAGTGCTAGCAGACTCGACATTGGGATTGCTGCATTGACCTGCTATAGCTCTGTTAATTGCATTGTTAGGACAGTATATCCAACATTCTATTGTCCAGTTTGCGTTTGACAGAGTAAAACCCGCGCTGTCCGGAGTGCTTAAATATGTATTACTACCATTAAAATAATTACTCCACTGCCCATTCGGCCAATACGGAGTGATTGAACCCTGCGTCGGTGTGCCGGTGCGGGTGATGGTGAAGTTGTTCGTTGAAGAATCTAAGAACGTGTTGTTCTGCTGTCCATTCGTGCTGGTTGTGTTTAGCAACAGCGGGACGTAGGCAAAAGATGGGTCGGTTGCACCGCCAGCAGCAGGCCTACGAAACAGAGTTTTGCTGCTTGAAAACATCAGAAATTTGCCCCGGATTGGACGCCGTACCAGTTTGTGCCATCCGAAATGAATGCGTAGATATCCACCTTTGTATTCGTCAAGGTGGCCGTTGGGGTCGTGCCGCCCGGATACTTCAAAGTTCCAGATGGCGATGTAAAGGTCAGGCTAGTCGGAGTTGAGGCGTACACCACAAGCACCGTCAGTGACTTACCAGCAGCGGGGGAAGGCAACGTAATCGCATTCGCCCCGACCATCGTCGTAATTGTCTGGAAGGTTCCGTTTGTCAACGACAATGTGATTGCATTACTGGTCACCGTCGCCGTGAAGTTGGTCTCGGTGTAGTTCGTGATTGTTGGATTGGTCAGAGTTTTGTTGGTAAACGTCTCCGTTCCAGCTAAAGTTGCAAGTGTTCCCGTTGTAGGCAACGTAACCGCAGTTGTGCCGGAAACCGTAAGCGTCGTTCCAAACGCACCAGAAATCGTAATCGTGCTGGCCGAGTTGTTTGCTACACCAGTGCCGCCCTTGTTTGCGGCTATTGCAACCCCGTTCCAAGTTGCTGAAGTAATAGAACCGGGATAATCAAGGGTGTTTGTTGACCACGAAGTGTTGCTTGGAGTCTGATCGTGCCTATCCCAACTTCCAGCAGAGGTCGCGTTTGATAACAGAACAACGGTTACGTACCCGCCAGACGGAACAGAAACAACCAAAGAAGACGAAGCATTATTTACGGTAATTGCGCCGCTAGACTGATTGTTGTTAAATGAAAATATTGTGCCGTTTGGCAGCGTGGTTGCGTTTGGCAACTGAATAACTTGTCCACCAGAACCCGTGACGTTATATACGGGCGTTGACGCCGCCGTCAGCGTAATCGTAGTGCCAGATGCAGCAACGCTTGTAAACCCGTTAAACGTAGCGTTGGTAGTGATGTTGCCATTGGCGTCGCGCAAAGCCACCGAACTTGCACCAGAAGACGCTGTAACGCCCGTCCCGCCATTAGCAACCGGAAGAATCCCTGTAACACCAGTAGTAAGCGGCAACCCTGTACCGTTCGTCAGCACAATGGCCGAAGGGGTTCCAAAGTCCCCACCAGTAACAATTAGCGTTCCGGTTGTGTCCGGTAGAGTAACCACTGGCGTTCCGCTAGTCGCCGCAGCCTGTAAAGTCTGGGTGCCAGCCCCGCTTGCGTTACCTTGAAGTTTGATTGCACTCATTTAAGTATTCCAAATTGCCCAGACTTGTCCGGTGGGTACTGTTACTGCATATCCTGCGGCAACCGTTACTGGGCCAACACTAAACCCGTTTGTGTTGCTGGTCAGCGTGTAGTTCTGACTAATAACAATTTGCGATTCAAGTATAGGTCCACCACCACCGCCTCCCCCCGTGTATTGGGGAATATTTAGCGTCGTTCCGTTAAATGTAGCAGCACCAGAACTTCCAGTTGTGGTTAGCGTAATTGGGGATTGGTAGTCTGTATTTGCTACGGCTGCGCTAATCGCAGTGCCGTTACCCTTGAGAACACCTTGAATCGTCGTAGAGAGCGTTATAGCCGGGGTGGTTGTGGCATTCGCTACCGTTCCAGCCAACCCATTAGCAGATACAACCGAAACCGTTGTTACAGTCCCAGACCCGCCACCAGAAGCATTGATGGTTTGATTAGGCCAAGTTCCGGTAATCGTTATATTGGTCCCGGCTACTAACCCCGGTGTTGCCGTGCCGGTCCCGCCGCTGGCAACATTCAATACGCCTTGAAGAACAATTGTCCCAGAGGTCGTTATCGGACCTCCGGTCGTTGTCAGTCCGGTAGAACCTCCAACAACATCAACTGACGTTACCGTGCCCGAACCACCACCACCCCCACCTGAGCCCTCAGTGATCAGGACGACTGACAT